GAGAACCGCGAGCCGTCCAGCTTGCAGTAGCGGTGGTAGTTTCTCCATCCTCTTACTAGAGGAGCCAGTCGAGTTGCTTTAACGATTGCCCCATCGCTAGAACAGTTGACGATACGTTTAATTTTTCGGCGTTGCATAATGGAGAGATGAATAAGGTGATTCTCTGCAGTGCCCGGAATGCCAGTCTACTCACATTCGGAAGAATGGAAAACGCAAAGACAAGCAAAATCATATCTGCGTGGACTGTGGGCGACAGTTCATCGATAGCTATGACCCCCCTCAAGGCTACTCGGAGGACGTCAAACGAGAATGCTTGCTGATGTACACGTACATTTAATGTGCGAATGTACACAGACATGGGTGGGCTGAAAGGGCAATTCGTCCTGTTCGCCATCCCTCATCGATTGCGTTGCAATCGCCTTCCCAGACATGGGTGGGCTGAAAGATGCCTTCACGAAGACATTTCTCTTTTAGCTCAGTGTTGCAATCGCCTTCCCAGACATGGGTGGGCTGAAAGACTCCATAGCGAAAGTCGTTTTTGTCGTTGCTGAGTTGCAATCGCCTTCCCAGACATGGGTGGGCTGAAAGTTTACTGCGCGATCGCGTTTCAACTATAAAACCTACGTTGCAATCGCCTTCCCAGACATGGGTGGGCTGAAAGATTTCAAGGCTGCGTTCATAATATCTATTCAGGAAATTTCAGATTTATGTACCTGTAGCATCCTAAGCATCACAAGAAATTGCGTTGCTCCAGCTACTGTAAATGGGGAGGACTGAAAGGCGCATCTTAATGGCATGATGCAATGAAACTAGCGTTGCCATTGAAGTGCAAAAAAGATAGAGAAAGAGATTAGCCATACTCTTATTTGTTGATCAAGCTTCTACTCAAGCAACGTTTGTTGAGCTGGAATAATGCACAATTAGCACGGAACTGATTTACGGTTCAGCAGACCACCTACACCGACACCAATCTGCAAGTTTTCAAACAACCTAGCAGAAATTGTTCGAAGCGACATTAATGTGCGAACCGTGAGATTAACGACAAATGCGACATTAATGTGTGAATAGCAAGAATCTATTGATTAACGACATTAATGTGCGAAACTACAGCCGAAACGCCAAAAATCGTCGAAAACGACATTAATTTGCGAATCGCGACATTTAATGTGCGAATGTACATATGGAGCTAAGCGGATTCGAACCGCTGACCCTCTCAATGCCATTGAGATGCGCCTCTCAATCATGCCTCCTGAAGCCCAATTCTGTAAGCACTCTATTTATGAAGGGGGATTGACCCTTGCATAGAGTTGCATAAAGAAATGAAGCCTTTAATCGTCAGAAAGAATTCTAATAGTTGCATTATCAGGTGGAACTATGATAATGATTCTTATTCTCTTACATGGGGTAAATACTCTGACCCTTCTGATAGAGCTAAGCTTGAATTAGCAGGTAAGTTAATCTACCAGGATTGCTTAACTAACAACTTTGATACTTCTCTCAATAAATATAAATGCTGGCTATTAGGGATTGTTCCAGACGTTAATAGTTACTCTAAAGTTAAGTGCCCCTCACTAATCACACTTTTAGAAGAACGTCTAGAGAATCTATACAGTAGTGCTGATCAATCAGTTCTGAATTTATTAAAGCAGTATAAAATCTCTGTTGATAATCCCTGTAAAGCTAAAGACTTTCTAAAGTGGATTCAGAATAGAGGAGTAGCTACATCCACTCAGAAACGCTATCTAGCCGTTCTACAAGTAGTTAGAAAAGATTTATTCGGTCATCTGAAGGTTAAATTAGAAGGTAAACCTAGACCTAGACCCCTTACTATTGAACAAGTACATAGATTTATAGCTGAATTAGAACGATCTCCTAACTACTGCCATTATGTAGACTTCTTTCTGTTTTTATTTAATTCTGGACTCAGGATTAATGAAGCTATAGGTCTTAGATGGCAAGACGTTGATTTAGATAATAGAGAGATTCAAGTTTATCAATCTCTAATAAGAAATAGAGGTAAAATCTCAACTCGAATTAGAAAAACCACTAAAACTTCAAAGCATAGAGTAGTTCCCATCAATAATAAAGTATGTGACATTCTTACTAATAGAAAGTCTAAGGATTCAAAAGGCTCAGACCTAATATTCTTATCTCATAAAGGTAAACCAATTGATGACCATACTCTAAGTCAAAGATGCTGGAGAATAACTTTAGAGAAGTCAGATATTCCACATCGACCTATGAGAGTAACTAGAAGTACTTTTGTTAGTCATTGTGCTGCTTCTGGAATGGAGCCTGCTAATATTGCTCAGATTACAGGTCACGATGTAAAGATTCTATATGAGAATTATTTAGGGGCAATCAATAAACCCATTCTACCTGAACTATAATTAGGCGTACAAAAGGAGATAAATAGTATGAAAGTCGAAATCAATTTAGATTGTGACATGAATCTATGTTTAACTTACCTACTTTTTGCAGTAGCGGCTGTAGAGATTGAGCCTCCTAAGGAAGACAATACGCTTATCTGCTACGAAAGGGATGTTGAAGGTAAGCCTCAAATTATGAAAATCGAAATAACTCCCTCAGAAATTGATGAATTAGATGAGCAGAGAATTAAATGGTATTTACAACGTAAGGATAGTTTAAAGAAGTCCCACTAATAAAATGATTGAATCTGTGGGTGTTGATTACGTTAAACTTAGAGTTATTCGCCTCCTTAATTAACCATGAAGATTCAAATAGATATCGACTCTGATAATACTCCTGTAGCTTGTGTACTCTTTGAGGTTAGTCTAAGAGGTATTTTGGGTGTAGATGAACTTGAAAATGATTTAAGTTTTAATTTGGAGGGTAAAGAAATACATATTTCTGAGAAATTAACAGTTGAAGAACGCCGTTATTTCAGGAAATGGTTTGAGAATTGGATTTACAGATATATTGCGAAGGAGATGCCCCTAATTGATCTTAAGAATCGCCCACATTCTTAAGCACCATTAAATCTAAACTTTGAGAGTAAATAAACCTACTCTCTTTTTTATGTATAACTTCCTGAACTTCTGTATCAGCTTCATCCAGTCAATTATTAATACTCTAAAAGTTAATCCATTAATCACCTTATCTATCATCTTCCTATTCGTCGATAAGACCCTATTCATAGCCTTCCTAACTGGAGCTATAGGATTTACATTAGGTGTAGTTAGTGGACGTTCTGACGGTATTCTAAGTACATATCAGACTGATGAAGAAACAGTACAGCAAATACTTTCAGAAGTTAATTCGCGTCGTTCAGAATTCTATTTAGATGAGGATGAGACTGATATATAAAAATAGAGAGAGAGTTAAGCCTCTACCAAAAGTACTTAACTCTCTCCAGTTATCCCTTAGATTATGCATCAGTGAGGCTTCAATCATCCCACTGAGTTCTGTCAACTTGATACCAAATTACTACATCAGATATATTACACGCACCTTGACTGCACCTGAAAAATACTGTAACGGGATTGCCATGCTGATTAAAAGCAGGCAGGAAGTTAAATGACTCCCAGTAAACAGTTCTTATATTGGCTGGAAAAGAACCATCAAACATAATGGCTTCATCAGTTATGTCATCGAGATAAACTCTAAAGGAAGTTGCCTCTGAAGTCGTAATCTTAAAGGCTAGGACTGGTTTTCTTGATCCCCCCGTCACGACAATATCATCAGGAACTCCAAATTCTAACTCTTGATTACTATTTGAGCCTGTACCAGTAAGCGGAAAAGATGCATCAGAAAGGACTTGGTAGTCAGCAAGAGAAGTACTATTAGCCATAGAATCTGCTCCAATCTGTTAACTGCTTCTAGGCTAGATTCTTAATGAATTAAGTACATTACCCACATGGGTACTATTCAATAGGTTGAGCTATAAGGAATGAATTTAACTTCCAGACACCCCTATATATTGAAGTAAAGGAATCTACTAAATCTACATGTAGTTAGTGTAGTTATCTTGTAATATTTTTAATTTTTGAAATGTAGATGTAATTAAACCTCAATTAGAGAGTTACTAATTGAGGTTCTTTTATTGGCAGTTATAACGCCCACTTTCTAAATATCAATCCTGATAAATTCATGAATATGGGAGTAAAAACATATCCTTAATCAATATTTATAAAACTGAATAATTCGGATGAATACTACTTTAAATTTAAAAGATTCTATTCTCGCTAAAAATCCTAATGCTGATATAACCATTATTTCTAAACTTACAGATTTAATTGAAAAGCATAATATCAGTTGGGTTCCTAGTTCAAGTAAAACTGGAAGCTACTTTATTATGAGTGAGCTTAGTATAGCTAAAGGACTTACTAAGGATGATTATCAAAAGCATTGGGCTTGTGAAAAGAAAGAATCGACGACATCCGAAGAAGGGATGTCGTCAGAATGCAGCCCTAGCAACACTTCTGACAACCGCTATCAAAGAGCGGTCGTCAACCCTAACCTTAAGCCAAAACCTGTAAGACCTTCTGAATCCACGAGTTCTGAAAAAGGGAACCCGTCACTACCTGGTAAAAGCTTCAAGTTAGAAGGTGCAAAACTTAAGACTTTTAAGAGACTCTACCTTGAATGTACAGGTAAAGACTTAGGAAGAATTAATTCTATTTGGGTTGGCGACTTTGAACATGCCTACAGCTACTTAGTTCAAGGATCTACAGAAGCGGCTCAAGGTTTTCAATCCTTAGGTTCTGATGCGATCACTCAAGCAGCCCTAGAGCCTATTGAAGATGTGACTCGTAGAGAGCTTAATGGGATTGGCCTTTCTGAGGAACAGATTCAGGATCAACTTCTATTACTCTGCAATCACGGTTACTACAAACTGGAACCAGAACAGAGTGTAAAAGACTTTCCTCAAAGTAAATGTGTAGTTAGAAGGTTTGACCTAGTTCACAAACGTCCTGACAAACACAAACGTAAAGTAGTTACAATCTACGAACTGAAGAGAAACGTAATTGATCTCTGTGACGTTATCACTACGATTGAAGCTAAGCGCTATGTAGAGCTAGGCAAGTTAGCTTACAACACTGAGCATGTGAAGCTAATTATGGTCGCTCCCTTTGGTGGTACTCAAGAAGCCTGTATGAAAGCGGCTGAGTATGGTATTGAAATTATGACCCTTCAAGTTTTAAGTAATGAACTAATGAAGTCAGCTTTAAGGAAGCATCCATTAGATCCTTACTTTGTAACTGAAACATTAGCTAAGAAGTTTGAAAAGATTCTATCTAACCCTGCTTTACCTGCTGCTAAGCCTGCACCTATTCTAAAGTCTGCTTAAAATAAAACCTAAATTAAATTCTGAACCCTTCTATTAATTAGAGGGGTTTTTATTGTATTTACCCTTATATCTATTTGTATCTAATCATATTCAATTAGATATATTCTGATTCTTTTTAACCTTCACCTATTGCTTTTATGGATTCATTTATATACTATTAGATAAGAAAGGAGAAAAAAGTATTCATTTGTATTAAATTAGATATGTCACTAATTGAAGGTAATTTAGAGGAATTAGAAATGAGTTCAAATTTATTTGTTGGTTTTGATATTGGCAACTTACATTCTCGTGTTTCAGCTAATGAGTTCAAGAATATGAGTGAGAGCTATGTACTTGAATTAGAAGCAGGAACTTACCCTAAAGCATTCAAATGCATTAAAGATAGTAGTGACTCTAAATTTTGGGAGAATAAAGAATTTCTAGTTGGTAAGCCTGCATTAGATTTTAATCCTAAAAGAGGGGATAGAGTTCTAGATGATAATGACCATAAAGCTAAATTGGCTCTACCACTTCTTGTAGCTTTAGTGTGGGAGAAGATTGAGACTGAAGACACTTTAATTCAATTAGGTATATCAGTTCCTAATGCTTCAGCACTAGAAGATAAGGTTATAAGCCACTTAAAAGGAAGGTTTAGATTTGAGTTTAATGGGGTCAAGAAAACTTTTCAGATTAAAGTAGTTAAGGTTTATTTTGAAGGTCAAGGTGTCATCAAGCAGCAAAAAGGAATTGATAGAAACATTCTAATGCTTGACTTAGGTTCAGACACCTTAATTGTTTCTCAGTTTGAAGGTTACGCCTGTAAGAATAGTATCCCTTTAGAAAGTGCTGGAGTCCGTTCATTAATCACTAATATCATCGGCTCTCCTGAAATTAACTCTCCTAAATATCTAGGTAAGACTCCCACTTTTCAGGAAGTTCTAGATATGTTTGAACGTAATACTCCTTATGTAATTGACGGTGTAGAAATTACAGAGCTTGTCAATAAGTTAGCCCTTACTTGGATCACTGAAGGACTTAAGGAGAGTAAGAGAGTGATGAAGAATGCTTTCCTTGATTCAAGCTCTTTAGTCGCTACAGGAGGAGGATGTGAGATTCCAGTAGTTAGTGACTTTCTAATTAGTAACGGCTTCAGAGTCGCTTCTAATCCCATCTGGGATAACGCTGATGGAATGGTGCGAGCAGTTGGTCAGAAGTTTGAAACTAGTATTACTTTAGGGAATTTCAATAAAGCCAGAACTAAAAAAGCTTCTAAAAAGATTAGTAATGTAGTTGATATCAAATCTAAAGCAGTTGAGGTACAGATTAATGGCTAATCCAGTATCTCAAATGAAAGTTAATCAAGAGATGATCAATCGGGTAAAGCAGAAGTGTAATCCTAACTTTATTGGAAATGATAGGCAGTTTATTGAATGGCTTTTAACTAATATTGATGCAGGTATTCACCCCTTTTCTCAGACTATAACTGACAGTCATATTAAGGAAGCCCCTGAAGTCATAGAGGAGGAAGTAAAGCAGACTGGTTGGCAAGATGATGAAATGTAGATAACCTAAAAAGTATAATTCCGTCTCCACAATGATGTGGAACCCAGACCATACGGTACTTTCAGACACAAAAAAAGACCCTGTAAGAATTTAATTCTTACAGGGTCTTCTGATTTATGAAGGTTACGGCTACTACCTCCATCTGCCATTGACACGAGGAGATGCAGTTGCTTAACTAGCAGAGCAGGTTTCCAGCTACCCATTATTCTCTGCGGCAAGGCAGTCTACAGCTACTTATGGATTTCAGTTCATTTGAAGAAAATATAAGGAAGACAGGATTCCCCCTTGAGTTCCGCATTGCTGAGATTCTGAGAAAAGCAGGATGGAGTGTCATCAACAACCGATATTATGCGGATGACTTGACTGGCACTGTCAGAGAAGTTGATTTAATTGCTTATAAAGTTAGAAAAGTTAGAGACTTTCAACTCTTTACAAGTATTGTTATTAGCTGCAAGAAGAGCGAAGATTGTCTTTGGGCTCTACTTTCAAAAGATATTAATATCAACGATGTGAATACTGATTGGAAACCTATTCATGCTTGGACAAACCTCAAGGCATTAGAGTTTGTAATGTCTCAAGAAGGCTGGAAAGATGAATACTATAGCTATGTTGCTGAAAAAGGAGTGACTCAGTCTATACGCATTCCTGAAGTAGATATTTTTGCTTTTCAGACGATGCTGAAAATAGATAAGGATAAAAATAATGAGAAAGGAAAAGCAAAAAACGATACTCCTATTTATGACTCTATAGTTGGTTTAATGAAGGCTCAAGCTTATGAGATGTCTTCTCTTCCTAAAAATGATAGACCTAATCGAATCTACCAATTTAACTTAGTGTCTATTATTGATTCTGATCTGATTAGGCTTCATTTTGAAGAAGATGAAATAAAGGGATCTGCGGTAGAGCAAGATCACCATGTTGGCAGGTATATTCTTAACGGAGAAGCCACATTTGCTCATGTCCACTTTATTAAAGCTGATGCTTTTGAAGGCATCTTGAATGATTATGATTCACTTCATGAAGCTAATGCTTCCTTCTTCCAAAATGCCTATGATGACTTCTATAAAAATGTTTTGGATGATTATAAAAGAAGAAAAATATTTCATAAAGAATTTTCAGAAGCGATAAAACCTATCATTAATTACAGAGTAAAAGTAGAAGATGGTGAGGAATTATTTATTTACTTAAATAAGCCCGATGAATCAGGATGTTTGAAAATTGAATTAGATCTGAACGAAACTCAAGTGCAGGAGCTGAATGAATTTCCCTTCCTTATCAGTACAACAGAGGAACTACTTAAAAGCCTTTACCATTATGAAGGGAAATTTAAATTTGTGACACTATCATTTTGAAATAAGTGTTCTCTTCAAACAGAAAAGGTTTAGATTTTCAGCTCCACAATCTCCAGGAGTTCAAACCAGCTATAGGTTCTAGTCTTTATCTAAACATTTCTCAAGCAGCTCATTGATCAGAATGAATAGTAGTATCACTAACTGAATGAGTTTCATCTCTTAACTCAGTAAATGAACCCAGAAAATTCCATCAGTGAGCACCTTCTCTGTAAAAGACTTATGGCTGAGCCAATATTTTCCTAAGTCAGGATCTCCACCCCAATTCTTTTCATATCCTTGTGGGTAAAACTCCCCGTAGGAATCTGAAAAGTGCCAACTTACAGGAGCACCCTTACTATCTAGCCTCACCCCATCCACACAGACAATATGACCACTAAGGGTGAGGTAGGTATGGATAATGGCAGGCTTATTCTCTTTTAGATGAGCTATCAGTTTATAGACTGCCTTCCCTACAGCACCCCAACCTTCTACAATAATCAGTTCATCCTTAGCGCCATACACTTCAGTTAATTCTCTAATGACTCCAGGCTCACGGCGATTTAACCCACGATCAGCACATCTCTGCACTAGTTCATCTTCAAATTGTGCAAACCTAGAAGCATAAGTCTGATTCCTAGACTTCTTCAAATAGACTAAGCACATAGCTAGAGAAGTCATATTGCAGGAGCTATCAGGATGCAGTCTATTATCTAGTTGTGGAAATAGCGGAAAATTAGGAAGTAAAAATTCACAAGACATATTATTTTCTCTTATAAATAAACAATAAAAAAGCCAGAGTAGTTATTACCCTGGCCTCTATGAAATTAGTGGACTGTCTATTTGTGTTTAATTTCCTGAACAGTGTCATTGATTCCATCAACCTTTTTGGTCAATCTATCAATGTCTTCTCTATTGTGATTAGAAGTTCTGACTAGATCCTCAACACCAGAAGCTAGTTTTTTCATTGAATCAGCATTCTCAGATTGAGATTTAATAAAGGATTTGAACACATCTTTGATTCCTAGCCAATTAGCCACAACTACTAAGCCTAAAGTGCATAGAATGACACCTAGGCCCACACCAGCAGTATTTTGAAGTACTGCATCAATTACTTTGGCTTGAGTGTCAGCTTGAACTGCAATGTATGTTGTGCCTGAACTTGCTCGTCGATCAAGATTGATTTCAGTAGGGCCACTTGATTTTTCAGTAACTAAAGTTGTATTGTCGGTAGAGGGTTTTGATTCCATTAAATTTAAGTTTTGATTAAATAGTTGCAGCTAACAGAAGGCTGTAGGACACTAACAGGAGCATTTCCGCCATTAGCATTTACAGAAATATCAATAGTGTTGGCTTGAATATTTGCATTAGCATTTGCAGCATTTAAGGAGATACCTGTCCCATTTCCATAAATGCCAATGTTAGAGCCTGAAGTTTCAGTGTCGTAGTGGTAATCGGGTGCTCCTGCTGGCCCACTACCATCAACTAATCGACCCCCATTTGAATCACTTCCAAATGCAGGAATTACTAAGTGATGTCTATGCCCTGGATCGAACACACCATGAGCATGTCCAGGATCATTTAGACCGTGACTGTGAGGTATTTGATTCAGAACGTGACTATGAGAATTCTGAGTGGTTGAGTGATTGTGTAAGGGCATCTGAGACACACTTAGAGAAACAGTCTCAGCCCCAAACCTAGCTCCGATTGGTCTAGCTGTAGAGGAACCTACTAGTGTTTGACCTCGTAAATCAGGTACTCTGAAGTTTAAGTTTGAGTCTCCAACTTGATTAAACTGAGTTCCGATCGCTGCAAATAAATCAGGGTATGCAGTTCTCAAGTAAGAAGCGCCATTACAGGCTAAAAAGCCATCTTCTACAGACGTTCTGAAAGTAGGTTTGATATCTCCACTTAAGTAGGGTGATGCTTGAGCAGGTAGACTTAATGTTTTAACCTGTTCTAAGACTTGATAGCGTAGGTCTGAGATTTGAGAAACGGTACTAGCTCCACTTGAAACTAGACCTAACGCTACACCTTCATTTGGCAGGCTAGAGGCTTGTTGAACTACACCGTTCTTACTGATGAAAACATAACTGGCACTACTGGGAGGTACGTTAATGCTTCCAGGACTAAAGTTGACAATTCCAGTAGGAGTTAAGACCGAGCCTCCTGAATAATTGACACTCAAGCCTGTTCCGATACTCAACTTGATACGATTGTAAAAACCGTAGAAGAGAGCTTTAATTTGATCAGGAGCATCATTAAGCCAGTCATCAATAACTTTCTGACCGTGACCGAAAACTTCAGTATTACCATCTAGAATTGGAAAGCCACTAGCATTAGCTAAAGCCTCAGTCCAGATGTCATTATTCTTAATTGTTACCATTTTAATCTATATATATTTAATTAAAAAAGACCCTAGAAATTAATCTAGAGTCTCTACTTTCAGCACCTTTAATTAAGGTAATTCTTGATAGGTTAAAGTTACTGTGCCTGTAATATTTCCGGTTCCTGCAATAGCTTTTGTATACAGACCTAAGGCACTATCAGAGATTTCCTCATCGTAGTCATAATTAATAAAAGTACGTCCACCTACAGTAAAAGAAGTAAATGTAGGGGTATCTAAAGGGGTATCCAAACCATTATCCTGATAGATAATTCCAGATTCAAAATCCCAATCAATTCCACCACTCAGAATCAAAACATTTAATCTTTTGATTTTGATTCTACCTGCAAAAGGTTTAGCGGTTCTTTGAAATTTAGATATAGTATTTCCAGAAAGTTCCATTTCTAAAGTGTAGACAGGAGCTACCTTTTGCCTAAAAGATTCAATAGAGGTTAAGATTTTAGCTACTCTAAGAGCCCCTGTAGTTAAAGTGTCGTTTACAATTCCAGTTGGAAATAGGGTACTTAATTCAATAGGGCTAACGTCAGCAGGAATTAGAAAATCAAACTCTAAGTAAACTACCTCGTCACTTGTAAATTTGAGATGATAGCTGACCTCTTCAGAGACAGATAATTCAATATTAACTACTCCAGAGGTAATATTAAAGATGTGACTCTTTACCGTCATCAGACTATTGGGAGTAGTGGAATCTAGAACCTTAGGGTTATTTAATTTAATCTCTAGAGTGCCACTTAAAGGAGTTAGGGCTGAGTCTGTAATGGTTCCTAGTATTTGTGTCATTATGCTCCTGAACTAGCTCTCATAGCACTTGCAGCCTTTAACTGAAGCACAATATTATTAAATCCACACTCTTTTAGAATCTGATTTACTTCATCCATTTCTTCAGGAGTAATGTAATCTTTTAGTTCTTCTAATAGATCATCCATAAAGAAAGCTAGGGCATCTTCAATTCTAGTAATTAAAACTACCTGCTCTAATTTATTGAAGCTCTGAGCGATTGCTAGACTATCTTTACTCAAATAGAAGCTTTTCATATAAAGTTGACAACCTAAAAGTTTCTGAACTAATAGATTCCAATCTTTAATGATGACTTTGTTTAGTTCCACCTGTGCAGCTTCTAATTCAGCAAGAGTGGGAATAGGTCTTTCATCCATCCAAGTGAGTCCTGAAAGTTCATTTCCTCTCAAAGCAAATTCTGCCCCTGGTGCTAAATACATGAGGCATTCTACTAAATTAATTTTCATACTTTTTATTAAGCGGCTATTTCCATTAGGGTGATTGTGGAGGTTGAAGCGCTGTTAACTTGTGCGGCTACAGATCCTACTCCGGTTGTATTTGCTATAAAAACTCTATATTCTAGTAGTCCAGTAAGATGATCAGAATCTAAATGATTTGAACTAGATGAGGTTATAGCCCCCGTGTTTGAAGTACTAATAAAAGCATTATCATTGGCGATTAGATTTAAGGTTGTGTAGGTTCCACCATTTTGTCTTCTTTGGAGTCGAAGACCTACCCAAGTATTTCCAGATTGGTAGACTCCATTGATACTAACCAAAATCAGTATTTCACTAGAAGCAAATTGAGGGGTGATTGTAAGTCCAACTCCCGTATCAATAAAAGTACTGGAAGTTGTAACAACAGAAGTTGCTTGATTCATGTACTTCACTTGAAGGACTTTACCTCCAGCCCCAAATGCAGGCTCATATTGAGAACTTGCACTACTGTATTGCAAGACCTGTTTATCAGCAGGGGCAGTACTACTTACATTTCTACCTTGAATCTTATTAGCATTATATTGAGCCGTAGCTGGATCAACCCCTAATGCTGTTCTAGCGGCTGAAGCTGTAGTAGCTCCTGTACCTCCATTACCAACAGTGAGAGCAGTTCCTAGAGTCAATCCGCCATTAATTACACTGATGCTTCCATTACTTACAGATAAATTTGAATTACTGAGCGTCAAATTACTAGTGAAAGTTTTAGCTCCAGTAATGGTTTGAGTACCTGACAGTTGAACGTTAGCTTCAGTAACCGCTCTCCAACTGGTAGTTGCTAAATCATATTTTAGATATTGACCATCAGTAGGAGCCGTACTACTTACAGAAGTTCCTTGTAACTTATTTGCGTTAAATTGTGCCGTGTTTAAGTTGTAGGGTGCTGCCAAATCTACAGCCGTTCCACTAGTACCTAAAAACTTGAGAGTTCCATTATTTGCAAATAGAACTACGCCATTAGTAGGATTAGTTGTAGGGGCTGTAGTGGCATTTGTGATTCCAATGACTCCCCCACCACCACCAAACTGAGTAGAAGTACTCCCAAATTGAACCCCTGAACCAGCAAAGAAGGCAATGGAGTTTGAGATGAATTGACCATTGACATCAAATCTACTTCTGACTGCCCCATCACTACCTCTTTTAATTTCAAGAATGTTAGCAGTACTGGAACTTGAGTTAGGGGCAAGAATTAAAGCTGGAAGAGTATCGCTATCAGATTTAACATCCATTTTGGCGGTTGGAGTTGAGAAACCAATTCCAAAACCCCATCGACCGTTACCTGTCAGATGACATAATTGAGTGCCATTAGATCTGACTGTTAGATAATTTCCACTAGTTGTTCCATCTGAGGTATTAAGGAAAATACCTTGAGCAGCAGTTTGACCATTACTTTTACTCTTCAGGTCGATACTTAAAGCTGATGAGCCTGCATCATTATTGTCTGCTCCTACTGGCTTCTCATGGGCGATCTTTAAAGTACCGTGAGAATATTCCTGTCCAGTAAATTGAACAGCACTGAAGTCAGGGTTGCCCGAAACAGCATTAAAGGCACTTACATTATCTCCAGAACCAGTTGTACAGATTGCCGCTAGAGTGTGATCACCACTAGTATTTCCTGAGTAGACAATATTAGTCTTCCTCGCTGTAAGAAGATTTCCGGTTGCAATAGTTAAATTCGAGTTAAAGGTTTTAGCTCCTGTAATAGTTTGAGTGGAACTCAAATCTACATTATTCTCGGTAGTAGGTTTCCAGCTAGAGGTAGCTGAATCGTACTTCATGTACTGTTTATCAGTAGGAGTTGTTGAACTTAAATTGACACTTTGTAGTTTAGTCGCATTATATTGTGCGGTATCAGGATTCAATCCCAGGTTAATCTGAGCTTGACCTTGAGTATTAGCCCCTGTACCCCCACTAGTAATACTAAGGGCATTAGTTAAGGATAAAGTGCCACTCAGATTTAAGTTATTAAATGCTTTAGTGCCAGTAATCGTTTGAGTAGAAGTTAAATCTACATTATTTTCACTAGTTGGTTTCCAGGTATTAGAAACAAAATCATACTTGAGATACTGTTTATCTTCAGGTAGGGCATTACTAACAGCTTGACCTTGAAGCTTATCAGCATTCCATTGAGCCGTAGTATTACCAACTTGAGCAGCCGTTACAGAGTGGGGATTACTAGTATCAGAAGTGTGAGCCGTATGAGTGGAAGTTCTAACCAAGTCACCTTTAACTTGATTTACTGTAGCTTTACGTGAAGTTCCTTCTTGTTCTACAAAAAGAACATCACTATCATTAATACTAGGAGCAGGGTCTAATGCTTCTAGTTTCTTTAAAATAATTTCAGCCATATTTTTTATTTAATTTCTAAAGCTTTATCTTCATCAGTTGCTAATACGAAGTCATCGTTGAAGGAGAGAACATAGTAATAAGCTGATGAGAATCTTGTGTCATCAAAAATAATTGAAGATCGACACCAAACAGGAGCAAATAAATCCTTAATTCTAGCGGCTAATTTAGCTGAGTCACTATCTTTACTTCTAGTCCTCATGATGATGTCAAAATCCCAAGCTACAGTACCGATCGGATCTCCAACTCGTGAATAGCCAACTAAGAAGGACGTTCCAATTTGAATAAAGTGCTCTACACCTAAAGTATCTAAAATGAAAGATAGAACTCTAGCTGAACCTTTATTTATCCAAATGCCAATATTTCTATAGGAGTTATCTAATAAGGTTCTCTTAGCTTGTTCACTCCAAGTAACATCCCAAACGTCAATCCAACCAAGCATCAGGGATAGATAGTCTAAGTACTTAGCATCACAAGTTAGGGGATCTAATTGAAGTCCAAAGTTATCAACTTTAGATTTAGTTTCTACTAATAATTCATCCCAGTAGAAAGTTAAAGCATCACTAACACCATCTTCTAGATAGGTATCAGGTAGTCTTGAATAAACAGGTCTTCCACTATTCCAGGCTTTATAGGTCATGAAGGTTCACCCACTCCTTTTAATGTGGTGAAGATATTATTGTCCTCATCTACAAACGTCATGTATAGATTAAAAGCTTGAGGTAGGGAATAAGCGTTAGGCATTGGAATATTCAAACTTGCATCATTCAGCTTAAGTTCCTCAATATACTTAATTCCTTTAGCAAATCGAAGCTCATACTGCACTTCTTGAATTAGGACTGAAGCACCAACTTCGAATTTAGTAGGAGATAAATATGATTTATAAATTTCCCATAATTCGTCAGCTAACGGTAGAATTTCAACCCCATTAAGAACTTTAATAATCAATTCTCCTGAGATCTCAACTAAGTTCATAGGAGAGACATTCAGTTGAGTCCCTAACATCAACTTAAGGTTAATAGACTGACTGACCTCTTGAATTTGAGCGGGATTAGCTGGACTTCCACTAGCATCTAGACAGAATAGATGAACTTCACCAGGAGCATAAGTAATTTTATCTGAACCTAATAGTCCGATCGCTTTACATCGAGAACCATTACCTAGAATAGTTTGAGCTAGTTCCTCAAAGTCATTAGCACTAACAGGATTTCGAGTATTAAGGGCTCTTAAAGCTCTGTTAATAGTTTCTTCAATAGTTTCACTATTAGCTCCACCTTGAGCCTTAATGTCGTTATTAACAGATGATAAGAAGGCTAATGGTTGTAGATATTGATTGAGGGTATATGACTCAACATTGTATTGATCCCCTACTTCTCCAGCCGTAGCACTCACAGAACCTATAATACTTCCAGCAGGAATTACTAGTAGTTCATTAGTGAAGAAGTTAAGGTTTCCATTAGAACTTACTACCTCAAAGTTAGCTGGAATTTGAAATGCTTGAGTTAAAGGGGCAGTTAATGTAAACGTTAGAGTCGTAACGGCTTTACTTCCTAGATTTCTCTGAACTCCAGTTGTTTGTAGAAACTTAAGGAGTAGGACTAGAGGTAATTTATTTACACTATATAAAAGTTCAGCACCAGAGTAAGCTTGTCCTTGAATAAGACAAGTTAGAGGGTTATGGTCTGAAAAGTCATTCAGCAGTCCATTACTTTTATTAAAAGCTGTTCTTTGAGCTTCAGTAACTAGCTGCTCCTCATTCCGCTCATCTATAAGGGGGATATAGGAAGTTAATTCTTCAAAATTAGTTTCTGACATTTTATTTAATTGATTAAAACCGGAATGGCTTCTTGTTTAATTCCTTGATACTGCCACTCAACTTCAATTAGCCCCTCCCCTTCATCGGTTAAAGAACCTGAAACATTAAATGTGGCTTGAGGAACATTAGCTGTTAAACTTCTCTCAATTTCAGCCGCTATCACATCCCAACTTGAATAAGTTTGAAACAGATAATCATCAGTTCCATAACCAGGTCGCATTATGTGACTCTTTTTAGTGTCGGTTAGGTAGCTGATAATGTGATCTCTGATTAAATCTACATTTGTGGAGAGCTTTAGATTCTTAGTGAGTGGATCTATCTGCAAAGGGTAAGTTAAGCCTGTAATATTCATTTTTGTAAGGTAGAAACGTAAGGGCAATTATTTTCAGGGGGCTTCTAGCCTGTTTTAGAGGCTAAGTATATTTACTCAATTAGTAGCCTTTAGTTACTAAAGTATCGCCTCTAGTGTCTGTAGCCCCAATAGTTGCGATCGCCTTGCCGTTGATGGTCACATTAGCAGCATTCTTGAACTCAACAGAATTGCCGTTCAAGTTGAAGTGGAAACTGCCTGTTGTGAGATGCATCTGGATGTCAGTAGGTTGAGTTCCACCATTAGTAGCAGCCCCTAGGATCACAGAATTTCCCAGGTTGTCAGATAAAATTGCAACTCCTATCTCACTAAGGACTAAAGAAGCTCCAGCTAGGTTAGAGATTGTAACTCTCTGTCCTGCTGTAATGTTGATGTTGCCGTCTGCATCTATCAAGATGTTAGAAATAACTTTAATAATGAAGTTTTTAGAAACGTTCAGAACATAGTCCTTAATGACCTCTAACCATCTCTTTCCAGGAGTTGATTCATAATGGTCATTCACTGGATCATCCTTTTTTAGGGGTGGATTAGTGTCATTTACAACTACTGTGTATTGAGCCTCTAAAGTGCCGTCTAGGTGAGTAATTTGAACTGTTTGACCTACTTTAGGTAAAGGGGGATCAATACCAGGACAGGTTTCTGAGCGTTGAATCCAATCAGATTCAAGAGCAGGAGATTCAGGTAATGAAACCTTAATTCTTCTCTTATTTTCTGGATCATTATTGTTAGAAACAATTGCTAATTTAGGGGTTAATTCTCTATTATTTAAGTCGAGAGCTATTTTGTTAGCTTTCTTGGATTGATGCCAGATTTCAAATATATTATTTAATTCGTTTGTCATTTCACTCTGTAAATTCTGGCTTTGACACCATAAAAGGATTCATAAGTTGAATTACTATCCTCCCAAACAAACCTAGCTTTACTAGATGAATTTGATAGAACTTTTGTAGCTCCAGCTTGAGTTACTATACCTATATGTCCTCTTTGAGTTGCGGCATTATCCCAAATCACAATGTCTCCTGGTTGAGCTTGAGCTTGAGAAACTAAAGTGGCTTGAGATTGTAGAGCACTTTCAGCAGTCGGTACATATTCTGAATTACCCCAAGGAGGATTTATGCCTGCTTTCTGGAAAACTCTGTTGATCGCATACACACAAGCCTCATTACCGTTACCTGGGCCAGCAGATGTATCGGAACCCTTATATTTCAAAGCTGCTTGATACAGGGCATCATTTTTACCCCCTATTGGGCTAGAGGAAGTACTTGTAGAAGTATTATTTCCAGAAGAGGTACTGGACTTTCGAATTCCTCTTTTAATAGGACTATATAAAATCCCATTTGAACTGAATCCAGATGAAACATCATACGAGTGACTGATTGATTTGAGAATCCAGTACCGATCTAGGAAGTCACTGAAGCCTTTACTTGCAAATGCAGAGTTGGGATCTAAGGTTAGTAGTTCAGGAGTAGTAGGGCATTCAAAATCAGCATCTACTTGACTTAAGATTGACTGTCCTTCTCTACGAGCATCATCTTCAACATCAGTAGCCCCATCAGTTTTAGGTTTGACTTCTGGTTTTTTAGTTCCGGTTGTTGCCGTATCTGGAGAGACACCTGCTCCAACTGGATTCTCAAGATTGATAATCTTTTGAACTCCACTAGAGGGGTCAACTACTGTTTTTCTCTGACCTGAAGCAAACTTTTTATCAGAACCTTCATCACTCCGAGCTTGATGACTGACGTTAAGAACGAATCCACAATTATCTGCATAGGTAAGGATGAATGCTTCAGCCCCTTTTTTCCTTAAGCCTGAATATATGTAGAGAATATTTCCTCTACAGTAAATTCGATACCCGATTCGCTTACACTCAATCAAAAGCGATTCATAGTCTGATACTCCTCGTTGAGGGAAATATTCATACTTCGGCCCCTCTTCTTTCATATCTAGCTTCAAACCGTAAGCGGTACAGATTTTGGTAGCCATCTGTCTGAGACTGAGATTTTTATAGGCTGTATTTTTAATACGTTGAGTTAATACCCAAGCTGCACTCTGACCTTCAAAAGTTAGAGTAGGTGAATCAAATCGGCTGCACTTTATGGATGTGTGGATGAAGCTAGAAGCGGCTAGTAGCTGTCCACTAAAACCTAGCTCAACTGTGATCTGAGAGCCTGTATATGCTGCTGTGGTTGTAATAGGGACTTTAGGAATGTCCCCTGCTGCTTGGGTTGAATCAACGGCTGTCCTAGCTTGTTGAACTCCTGGAGAATACTTAGCTTGCATCTGTTTGAAGTAAGCTCTGAACTGCTCTCTAGTGATGTGAGCTTGAGGACTTGGCGGGAAGCAGGCCCATGTTGGATAGAGAATGTCCATAGCTCCATCTAAGTTTCCAGACTCTACAGCAGATGTAGCTCCTCGCTCTTTAATGAGCGCTACTGCTGCTTTATCCTGATTAACTGAATTGAAATCCTTTAGTCCTAACTGAGATTTAAGACCGTCCCAAGTAGTTGAGATGAATTGATATCTACCTGCTGCATCACTGTTTACACTAGCCAAATAGACTCTAGGGTGATCCTTGTAGCTGACAAAAGTACCTCCACCAACTTTAGTGTTGTAGTTTGCTCCCTCTCCATAAGCGATCGTGTCAAGGAAAGCCTTCATGTTTGCACTCTGATTATTATCAGTTGCAGAATTAGAAGCATTACCAGGATTTGAGGGAGGGGTAGTCTCTTCTTTAACTTGAACGGGAGTCAGTCCCTTTACAGCTTTAATAATCTGAAAGTATTTATCAGCTATTTTTGAGCCTGGATCACTAACAGTAAAGGAGCAGCTTGAACCCGCTTCCATTTCATCTAAGGTGATAGAAGCGGCTTTCAAGTAACCGTCTCCAGTTTGGAAAATGTCTTTATCCCCTATAGTTACTCTGATGAAAGGAGTTAATAGTGAACGTCCTTGATTAGGATTTATAAGAATAGTCATATCTATAGGTCAAGCCATGAGATTAGCTGATGGTCAAATAATCCAAAGGGGTTAGCCGCTTTAAGACTGCTTAAATCTAAATCCTTGAGTAGGGGATCAACAGCTTTTCTAACTTCAGTTTTGGCTAGATTAATGGCTAATGTTTTTAGTTCTTCTTTACTTGGAATAGATAAAGATTGACCGATCGGAAGCTGTTGAAATATATCCAACTCATTCCAATCGGCTATTTCTCTAAAGTTAGAAGAACTACCTAATGTTTCATAGGCAATATCAGCTAAGGTAGAACCCGAACTGACTTCATACTGGAGTTCTTCCATTTATTTAATAGTGGTTTTAGAAGTGTCTAATTTACTGGTGAGAGCATTATAGGTTCCGATAATTCCTAGTTCTTCACCTTTAGAATTCAGAACCTTAATAGAGCCACTATCAGAAGTAGATAATTTATAGCTGTTAGTTTGAATTGCTTTTTTAATGTTGGGTGAGAATTTAGCTACATTAGATACTAGAAATTCCTTAGCCTTTTTAGAGCCATCTACCTTTTGTCTCTGTGATAACTTAGGGCTTGTCAGATTCTTAGGGATTGATGTTTGCTTAGGGACTGAATCAGGATCAGGTACTCGAAGCAGGCTCACATTGAGGATAACTTTAGCAGGCTCACCAGCTAACCAAGCTGTTTCAGTCCAGTCAATATCTGTTACTACACAAGGCCCGAACTTCTCTGTACCCCATACAAAGTAGACAGGGGTAGGAGAGAAACTTTTCTCATTAATAACTAATAGAGCTTCTAAATCATTGAGAATGGGTCTGAGACTCTTCTTTAAGCAGAAGCTATCTAATAGAAGGTTTGAGAGTCTGAGTGTTTTACCTTCTGTAAATAAATAGTTCTGACTGGGTGTTGAAGTAGCTGCTGTAGGAGCAGCACCATAATTTGCTTTACGGCTAAACTCCTTTGACTCTGGGTTGTATTGGAATTCAAATACTCTCTGATTCTTAGCGTCTACTAATCGAGCATAGTGACCTGTACTTTGATTAGCACTAGAGAGCTTAGCAGTTGATTGAGGATTAATTAAAGGGGATAATTTCATATTAAGCTAGTCTTGCATTACTGTAGGCAGCAAACTTAGAAGTAATTAGGCTAACAACTGTGTCTGCTATCTCTTCAGCATTTTTAGCTTCGGTTTTTATAGTTAAAGAACCAATTGTTACTGAACCTGCATTTTGAGAATTAGCAGATTTAATTAGAGAAGCTTGCTGAGCGTTAGTTAAAATGGATTCTGAGGAGTTAGCAACTACTAATGAAGTATTAGCAGGTTTAGCTGAATTCTCTCTATTAACAGCTTCAAATAAGCCTTTAGTATTGAATCCAGAAGCGGCATTTCCAGCTTCTACATTGCCTGAAATAACCTGATTACTGGCTTGATTAGGTTGCCCTACAAAAGGAATCTTACTCAGTAAATCTGTGAACCAATTCCTAACTGAATCAAAGAAGTTAGTAGCTGTAGAAGTAACTTCACTCCATTTCTTAGAGATAAATTGACCTAGCTCTGAGAATTTATTACTTAAGGAGCCGATGAACTCTCCAACCTTAGATGAAATAAAGTTTAATACTCCATTCCACATTGCAGTAGATTCTCTAACGTAGAGATCAGAAACGATCTTTAATGTCCCTCCAATTAAATAGGCAAGTCCAATAATGGAACCAGATACTACTGTTAATAGATTCTCTACAACAGCTAGATAGTTGATGCTCTTGATATAACTAATTAATCCTTCAAAGACGCCTCTAATAACTGCCAGAAGTAAATTACCTAGAGATAGCCAATCAATAGTTTCAAAAAGAGCTAAACCACCTTTTAGTAAATTACTGAATAGAGTTGCAGTTCCAGAACCTAAACCTTTAAAAGTAGAAGTCCAATCAACCTTACCTAATGAATTGATCCCTTGATTAATGAGATTACCTATATTTGAACCTATTTCAGTTGCATTTATTTGGCTTAAGTAATTAGTGATTGAATCTTGAATATAAGTAAAAATACCTTGTCTGATTCTACTTAGATCTACTTTTTCTTTCTCGGCTTTAGGGGCTAGAAAAATTTGATTGATAGACCTTACAAAGTCTCTAAGGGATTTAATCGTTTCATTGAACTTCAAGATTCCACTTCTCAACGATCGCATAGGGTCAAATGTTAGCCCTAAGGATTCAAACGTCTTGGTTAACTCTGTCAGTAAACCGTCTCCACCAATCAGTAGGGAGAGAGAATCATTGATAGCCAGCAGAACAGTTTCTTTTTCTTTAGTGGAAGTATCAATGTCTCTCATCAGACCAAAGATACCTGTATCCTGGTCGAATAGCTGAGCTTGCAATCCACTGATTAGACCTGAAACACCTTCAGAACTGGCTTTAATCAGTTCAGGGGTGACTAACTTCTGTCCGACTGCTTTTACTAGCTCCTTTCTCTCAGCTACGGTAGCAGCCTTTAAGTCTATGTTTCTTTTCTCGGCTTCTGCTTTATAGAGATTTAGAAATGCTGGATTATTTTCAGCAAATAAAAGATTGTTTAATTCAGCTTCAGAAGCTCCACCCAATAATTTAGCTGTGAATTTACTAACATCTTTAGTTGCAGTCTTAGAGGAAACCCCTAGAACTGTCATACTCTTAGTAATATCAATTAAATCTTTTTGGAAAGCAGAAGTGTCTACATTACCGTTTAAATCCTTAAAAGCAGGTATTAAATTATCCTGAATTCCTAAAGCTAATGATTTGTAATCGGCATTAGTGCCAGGTAATTTAGAGGCTACTTCAGATAACTTACCATTTAACTCATCTACAAATTTAGTGCCTTCTCCAAAAGATTTACCTGTTAAGGCTGCAAAAGTAGCAGATGCAGAAGCAGCAGTTAATTGAAGTTCTGCGGCATCTTTAAAGGAATTGGCTAATCCATCTACGGCAGATTTAGCTAGATTTACAGCAGAAGTAATACCTCTACCCATTAAATCTGCGGCTAGGGCATTACCTCTAATTAACCCACCTAGATTTTTGAAAGTAGCTGATAATTCATCCTTAGCTACTAACCTTGTTTCGATAACATTTTTCATGATTAATAAACTAAAGGTTCAGAATCAAACTCAACCCCTTCAAAACCCTCAATATCATTATTTTTAGTAGGTGGATTTATCCTTTTCTGAACGTTGATATAAAGGTCTACAAAATAAAGAGCTTCTGAAATTTCAGTATCTAAAAGCTTAAAATAACCTTCAGAAACCTTACCTCCAGAAGCTAACATTAATGTTTCAAGTAATTCTTGAACTGTGAAAACTCTATCCTGAACTCCAAATAAAAGGTTAGGGCTTCTTGAGTTTGTCGAACACATTACGAAAGCAAGTAAGAGCAGCACCTACCCGCTCAATATCTTCAATTTCTAGTGATTCAAGGAATTCATCGAAGGATTGATTTGAATTGATTAGACAGGTGTGAGCTAGTTTCATGGCAGCAAAACTATCAGATTGATACTCTTCACTAGCATTTTCATACCAGGACTGCATCTTTAATAATGCTTTAGCTTTTGGAGATTTGAGAGTGATTTGAGTACCGCTTGAAAGGACAACTGAAGCAGTATCTAGGGTAGAATCATAGTCAACTTCATAACCTTTCTCTTCTACTTCCTTAGCTTCTTCCTGCTGCTCTACGGCTTCAGATTGTTCTTGTAGGGAATCTTTCATTCCTTTTTTAATAATAGGTTTCATATTAGATACCTAGTCCTGAATTACTCGTAGTGTTAGCGCCAGATAAAACAGCACTAGAGTAGCTGAAGGTAATAGAGATTTCGGAAACTTTACTACCGTCTTCCGTATCCATAGAATCCATAATGGATACTTCTGCAAGTCTACATTCAGAGAGATTCCAAACTTTATTACCTCGGAACTCCAAACCATTACATCTTTTTACAGGTCTGAGAGACATATTAAAGACTTCACCACACTCATGCTGAGCAATCCATTGAAGGAGTTCATCATCTTTCTCAGGGTCATGAGCCTTAGCGATCGTTACATTCTCAAATTCAATAGAACCAGAAGCAGCAGGTCTTTTAGTATTACTTAAACCATCAGAATACATAGCTCTTGAAAACTTCTTTTTGATTCCTGAGAACTTACTAAAATACCCAGGTACTCCTTCAATAGTGATTAGTACATCTGCTGAAGTGATCGGGGAGCGGTCAATTAATTTAACAGCCATTATTTTTTAATTTATTATTTTTAGATTTAGACAATAAAAAAGGAACCTAAATTGATTCCTTTTCTATTTGATGATTAATTGAGTTGTGAGGCTACTTGCTGAACTTGACCGATTGGAACTTTAACTGAGGCAATTAAAATACGTTCTACAGAGGGGCTAGTAGCCGCATAAACTTCAAGTAAAACATTACCCACTTCAAGTTCTGAATTAGGATTGTTCTCAAAGGAACATCTGACTTCAAATGCTTCAGGTTCACTATTACCAAATAATGCTCCACCAATCCAAAGTTTACGAAGTACAGCACGAGCGGTTTCTTCAATTCGGTGAAGTAAAACACCCTGACCATCAATACTATTAAATAGTTGATTGTCAAAGCCTTTTCTCAGAGTGCCATTAATCACGTTCATAATGATCCGTGAAACGCTCTGTTTATACAAGGGTTCAGTAGCTCTAGTACGTGCTGACCATGCCACAATACCTTTATTTCTTAGGTTTCTGATGACGTTTATTCCAGCAGGATTCAGAATCTCTTGATCACTGTTGCTGTACTTAGTAACTACATCAAGAACACCTAAAATTGGGTATTTAGTACCAGCAGCAGGTTGAACGAAGCTCTCTTCTCTGTAACGCCTAGTAGAAATTGCAGCAATAGCGGCACTGGGAGGTACAATCTGTGATTCCAAATCGATTAGATAGGTGCTGTAGTAGCTAGAGTGTCCTTGAGGACTGATATAGTTTTGAGATTCCGTCTGTAAATCTGAAACGCTTACAGTAGTGGGGGCACAATCAATTAGAGTTGACCAGTCGAAGTTCTTATCAGATGCTAAGGCTTCCATAGAAGCAGCTACAGCCGTTCTTTGAGCTTGAGTATTAGTAGCAGCCTGGAAGAATTCAGGGCAGATCAAAAATCCTTGCTCATACTCATCATCAATGTCAAATGTATGTTCAAAACTATAAACATAATCAGATGCAGTAGGAGTAGTACTAGATAGGGTTGTAACCGTCATTGAACCTGAAGCTGTTAAAGTAAAGGTACTTAGGTTATCAGATACAATCGAGAGTTCATCTGTAGCTGTGTTTGAGTAAGCTGTCACTAAACTAGAAACACCAGCAGCAGTGTTAACGGCATTAACTAGGAGAGAGACTACTTCAGGTTTAGTATTTTCACTAGTAACGCTAACTGTAACCGCAGTTCCAGCAATTGTTAAGGTGTAGGAACCAGCACTGATAGAATCAACTTTTACTGTTTTCTTAGGGGCGATTGGAACTCTAATAAAGTAGAGAATTCCATACTTATTATTTCTGAAGAATAGCTTTACTGAATTCTCAGATTGTGAGCTTGGAAATTGATTAGTAAAATCCACTAAGGATTCCACTTTAGTAGGAGTAAGTGAGGGGCCAGATGTTGAGTAGCCAAACATGTATACGGTTTGGAAACTCGTAAGTTCTAAAATAGAAGAACCAGAAGTTGATTCTACAATTCTGGTTCCTGGGGCTTTGAAATTGGCAAATGATAAACTACTAACCATAATTATTTATATTAGTGAAATTTAATTCGGTATCTAAAGTTGAATTTGAAGGGTCAACTGGTGAAGGGGATTTATAAACCTTAATTCCTAAATTGATAGGGCTATCAACAGGGGTAGTGTCAGGATCATTAGGTTCATATTCAGGGGCCAGTTCAAGTAGAGTAACTTTGAACTGAACTGTAAGTAAAAAGGTGCAGTTGACTAGCCAATCATCTTGATCAGTTCCATCTCTCTTAACCCCAACTGAATTCTTAGTAGATTCTGGCTCAACTGAACTAATAGAATCTGAACAAATTCCTTCAACTAAAGCTGAACCCTGAATGTATTCAACTAAAGATTCTAATTTTGATATTGGTAATTGATGGTAGGAAAATTCTCTAGGATATCTAAAAATAATAGAGAAGGGAAAAGTTCCAGTTCCTTCAAGAGAATTAAACTGTGTTCTCGAATAACTTAGGTTCTCTACTGGAAAAACTGTACCTGTATTGGCAGGTTTACTTAAATTTTCAGTAGAAGCATTTGAATAAAGTTCTTCAGGGACATCTAAATCAAAACTGTCAATTCTAACCTTAGTTTGAATCCAGGATTTAAGTAATTCTTTAACTGATTGAATATTGGAACTCATTTGTCTTTTTCACGTCTTAATATTAATTTTAGGATGGTAGGATCATCATCTATAACGTGAATCAAACTACACTTAATTCCCGTACTTAAAGTTTTAGTTGTGAGGTTAATGTATTGGATCTCTGAATCCACAACAGGGGGATCAATATATAAAATAATTCTACTTTTATCTTCTTTAATATACGAATCAATGAGTTGGGATCTAGAAACTTCAACCTGAAAGTCAGCTTGAGAAACAGTAATACTACCTATTGGTAAACCTATTAATTTAACTGGAACAGAAGCAATGTAGGGGCGAGGTAAAATTAGGGAGTCATCATAAACTCTGACATTACTAGAATTTAAATAGGACTTTCTAACTAATAGATGTCTACGTTGCGGCAGACCTAAATTTGTTTCTAGAAGTGCCATTTTATTTTCTATTAAGGTGAGTCTGTCATATAAGTTAGCTATTATCATTAATTGAAAGTCCTATCGATTGCATCTTCTAAAGCGAGAGATTGAAACTCATCTATTTGTGATTGTGCCCGTTTAACCATTTCAATTTTCTTATCAACAAAAATGGTGTAATCTACGGCATTATTAATTAAATAGGATGAATAATCTTCTCTCTCAACATCCCAACCAGCCTTTAAATTTCCAGTTCTGACAGGGCTTATATCTCTTAGAATCCCTTTACCAAAATCAGAAGTTAAGTCTAAAGCTTCTTCTACAGATTCTCTTAGATTTTTAGTTGGATTATCGAATAAGGGGCCACTTGCTGTAACTGTAATTTTGACTGACATTTTAGTAGTTGGAGATATAAGAGGTTCTGGATTCAGTTAGGTATTTATTCCTTCTAGCCTGAACCTCTAGAGCATTAGCTAGTTCAAAAAGGTAAGCTGACCCCTGAGCTTTCAGATGTCTAACATGTGAGAAATAGTCTAATTTCTGACTTCTATTTCCAACTACAAATGAAAACTCAGTGGCTTCTAATATCTTTAAATCTATAGCCGTTAGATTTACTACTAGAGTCTCAATATAGTCAGTAAACTCTTCAGTAAAATCAGGTTGTGCTAACTTATCCCTTAGACTATCCGAATCTCCTAAAATTACTGCAATGTGATTAGCTAGAGTAGGAGTGATAAACATTAGTTTAAGGGGCTAATTAGGCCGTTACACCTGTGATTACAGCTACAGAGCGTCTTTCCATTAGTGCCAATTGGTACATACCATAGAGTACAAAACTAACTTCTTGAGGGTTAGCACTACCCATCTCTTTTACATACATTAGAATGCCTTGCTCTGAGGAATCAACACTTCCACCAGCATTAGTTTGACGGAAGGAGTAGAGTCTTAGGTCATTCTCATTTACAAAGTAGATCGTTCCATCGGGGCAATTAGGATCTTCCACAATAGGTCGCCCCTCAAAGCTCATTCCACGTACACCTAGGTCAGCTACGTTTGTGTAGTCAGCATTAACTACAACCGATGAGTCAAATGCAGAGCTATAAAGTAGAGCCGTAGTGGGACTCATTACTAAAGCCGTAAAAGTTCCAGCAACTCCAGTCGTTTTACCTTGACGATAATCAGCAGAGAAAGCTTGAAGCTTAGCCTTAGTGATAGCTCCAAAAGTACCCTTTACATAGGTTGTCCATAGAGGATCAACAGCAGGGTCAAGACCAGCATAAGCATTAGTAGCTTTACTAGCGGTAATAGCCGTATGTAAACGACTTAGACCAAGAACATCACTATGACTAGTACCATTACCTACGAAGATACCAGCACCTAATCCTTGGAGGATTTCACGTTTAGCAGATTCAGCAGAGAGACTGATCAAGTTACTGAGGGCTGGAATTCCTTGGGATTTGGCCTCAGCGATCTGAACCTCATGAATAGAGAATTTAGAACGGAGTCTATAATCTGCAATAGGGAGTTTTGCAGGCTTGATCACATCTCCAGAATTACCATCAGCGTCAGCCGATACTAATTCAGAAACAGCAGTAGCACCTCCAACATTCACATTATATTTAACTTGAGTTTGAGAAGTACTATAGCGGTTCAAACGTCCAAGCATAGGTACGTTCAGTTGCTCTAGTTCGGCCAATTGAGGCTCGATAGAGAGATTAATTACACCGTTTGTATACGTAGTCATTGTTTAATTTATTATTAGATAAAAGATTGAGCGATCGCTTCACCCATAGAACTAGGTTTAGCTTTAGTGTCAGTAGCAGTAATTGTCTTAGATTCTTTAGTTCCTGAACCTTGAGTAGGTGAAGCAGGTACAAAGCTTTTACCCTCATCTGATTGAAGGTAGGAGTTGAAAAGGTCTTTGATTGGAGTGACTGTATCACCCTTCTCAAGGAACCATTGGTTATCTTCTTTCTTGAGAGAAGCACCGAATTCAACAGTGAATAGTTTCTGAAGGGCACTTTTATTTACCGTTTCAGAACCAGCAATAAGTTGAGAAATAGTGGCAGATTTCTCAGATTCAAAAGCAGCTTTATCCTTTTCAGATAGTTGCGTAGTTAAATCTTGAATCTGTTTTTCTAAAGCTTTAAGAGATAGACTGGCAGGTTTCTCTTCAGTCGGTTCTTCAGCTTTAGGTTGAATGTTTTCTAGGGATTTCTTAAGGGTAGACTCGATTGATTTAGCTAAGCCTGAATTTGCTTTATTAACATCAGTCATAATTGATGTCTTAAACGTATCTAGAGCTTGATTAATAAGAGCCTGTACTTGTTGTTCATCCATTTGAATTGAAATTTCCTTTTAATAATTAAGGTGTCTGCATGATGCAGTAGGTTTATCTGGGGTTAAGGCTTTTATCCAGTAGCCGCGTAGAATTAAACGGTTGGATTAGTTGATAGTTCAGGTAATTCAAAAGTTAAAGCTTCAATCTCGCTATTAACTAATTCCTTTTCTTCAGATGAAGCATTAGGGGCAAGTTGAGATGAAAGTGATTTAGCAAATAGTCTTTTACTAGTCTGTGGAATATAAGGGTCTACTTTAATTAATTCATTAGCTGTAGCTAAAAGGGAGTCAAGCGAATCTAATTCAAAGGACTCATAACCAGTAACACTGATTGAATTAATAGTTTCTGATGGAAGTCCAATAGCCGAAGCTACTAATTGAATTAAATCTTGTAGAAATTCTAGAAGTAGTTTTCCATACGATCGCATCACCATTTCTTCCGAATGGAGATCAAACTTTTTAGAGATGCCTGACTGTTGAACGGCCCCTTTATCAGATGAAATACAACCTAAATTGAGTATGTCTTTAATTTGATTCTCTAAGTCTGCTAGAAGAGTTGAAAGGATAGTAAGTACTGATCCCTGCATTTCCTTAAACTCAAATTCCTCAACCTTCATAATGTGGGCGTTACTTGAGATTGGTGTTTCTTCTTCTTTAACAGCTATCTCTAAGTTCGGAAGAGTTTCTTGAATTGGCTTAAATATTCTTTGAATGTAAGCCATTCCAGCAGCATCAAATCTATTATTCTCTATAGTTAAATATTCTTTAGCTTTTAGATAGGCATGATTCATTGCATAGAGTTCACTAGGTAGTTCAAACTTTAGAACAGGGAATGAACTGAAGCCATGATAGATAGGTTCCTGATCTAAAGAGATATAAGTATCTTTAGGAGTAACTGGAACTATTTTTCCATCTTTGATTAGTGTGACAATCTGATTGTTCTTAAGCTCAACTAAAGCCGAATATCTAAGGATCAGTTCAGGGGTGATTATCGTCCAAATTACTTGAGGGACAGGTTTAGTGAAGGGGTCTGGACGGTACTCTACAAGCTGTCTGATCTTAATGAATGTCAGTGAGCCTGTATCATCCTCAGTCCAATCATATACATCTCTACAGTTGTGTAGGATGGTGTAAGGGTTTAGATTGAGTGCCTCTTCTTCTGCTCTGTTTCTAGGGATGAAAGGAGCTAGGGGTTTGTCAACCTGAACGAATACTTTCTTATAAATTAAAGCTTCTCTGAAAATTCTCTGTAGAAGTTTAAGTTCAGATTGCCCTTTCTTTTTGGAAGTATTCTCTCTAAAGTTCTTCCAGAAATCATTATCAGGTAAATTTGAAATTGAATAGCTACCTGCTGCAAGTTTAGAAGTTAATTCTAGAAGTGCCGAAGATAGAAGGTTAGTGTAAGTGAACTTTTTTAATCTAGCAGTGTAGGCTTCAGGAACCTCTCCCGCTCGAATAGGTAAGAATTGACCTTTTACTTTTTCTAGAACTGTTGATCCCTCAATTAGAGGATATAATTGGGTGTTTAATTCTTCACTATTTATATAATCAGAATGTTTGGATTCTAAAAAGTCCAAACTTAATTCATAAGGGATATCCATATTGTTATTAAGCCGCAGATAGGCTTGAAGATAAATTATATTTAGTTTCTATTTGCGGGATCACATAGCGGAAACTATCTAATATGTGATCAGATTGACCTTCAGCTACCTTCTCTAAAATGTTTCCTTCTCGATCTTCAGCTTTGTGATAGCTGTTAATGTCATCAATTAAGCTTTGAAGTCTATTAGAGACTAAAATTCTATTTTGATAAAAGAGAGAGTTAATAATTCCAATACTTTCCATTACACCAGGTTTTGATCTGGGAACAGTAATAGCATTCTTTAGGGCTTGAATATTCTCGGTAGCCCCTTTTCTTCTCAGTGCAATAGTGAAGCTAGGTCTATCATCGGGGCTCATTACTTGATGAACCTTATATTTTCTACAGAAAGTTATAATCTGCTTAATTACTTCATCTTGAGTAACAGGGATTGAAGGGTTGGGATTACTCCAGCAGTCAATTATGTAGTAGAGATTATCTTTAATTCCTATAACTGAAACTGCTGGATTAGTCTCACCGTGATCAACTCCAATTAAAATAGTGCCGAAACTATCAGGGAGAATATCAACGGTGTGGCTTTCATTAAATTGATCGTATAACTTACCTGAGAAGTCCTCCCAACTGGCTTCATACTCTTGTCTAAAAACACTAGGAGGTAAGGTTAGTCGGGCCTGCTCTCTAATTTCTGAAGGGTTAAAGGGATTATCAGCAGATGTGTAATGAAAATATTTCCAATTTGGATTCTCTAAAGCTTTTTGATGGAACTTATAGAAGTGTGAGTTTCTGCCTTTAGGAGTGCCGATCACCATACTTTCATAGAATCCACTAGGGTCACGAAAGCAAGGAGTTATGATTTCATCCCAGGTCTTAGGAGGAAACATCTGATATTCTTCAAGTCCAGCAAAAATAAGGTTCTTACCTCGAATCCGCTCTCCACCATCATCGGTTCCAGCTAAGGAGAGAAGGGGGAGATTATTGTGAAAGTAGATAATGTGCTTAGACCTATCTATTTTCCTAGTGAGGGGCAAGCTTTCAAATAGGTTTATTAACGGTTCCCAATGAAGGGCGATCGCCATCTTCAAGGTTGGAGCCGCTATCAGAACTTCACAAGGACTTTCAGTGTCAAACTTACCAGAGTAGGTTAGTAGAGCTTTAATTGCTGCTGCTCTTAGGAGTCTGGTCTTGCCCCACCCCCGACCTGAACAAACAACTTTTACTTTAGCTGGAGAGGTAAGGACTGAATGCTGAGTAGGGTGTAATTTAATGTCAAGCTTAGCCATCATCTTCAGGAGTGGTGATTCCAAAAGAGACTTCCACTTTCATATCAGCTTGAGTCTGACCTAGAACACGCTCTAGCATTTGAGGAGTAGGTATAATTTCTTCTTCTTTTACTAAAGTGACAATTTGACCTTGAGAATTGAATGCTTCCTGTCTAGTGATTTTGAATTTCTCACCTTTAAGAACCTTAGTGATAAAGTCCTCAGCTAACACTATTCGGTCTATAGCCTGTTCTTGTCCTTGTCTGAGTCTTGTAGCTTTAATGTCAGCAACACGTTCAGCAAAGTCTGGATACTTTGTAAGCCAGTCATAGAATGATGCTCTAGATACCTTAGCGGCTTCACAGGCTGCACTATCGGAACCTGTTAACTCTAGAACCTTGTAAATAACGTCGAGCGTTTCAGGTTGATATTTTGAACGAGCCATATGATTTTTGTTGAAAGTTAAATAGAATCAATAATAATATTCGTAGATTTTAATTCGTGGCGACTATTATTGATTCAATAAAAAACCTCCAGTAATTTAGGAGGTTAAAAATTATTGATTCCTCTACCATTACGAGTGAGCGGATTTATAAATGGGTTAGTAAATAATCAGAGATAACGTCAAAAGCTTCGAGACATAGACGGTCAATATAATCTTCAAACGTCTCTGAAGTATTTAACCCTGTAAATATATAACCAATCCGATAGTGTACTGAAGGGTCATTTGTGATCTTAAAATTCAGAACTAAACATTGAGGAAAGTTTAGTTGACCGATCGCATCTGACATTAAGCTTTCATCTATCTGGCTCCATAAGGATGAGCCAGGATTCAACTGTGAGAGCGGCTTGTAGATGTTAGGAATGAACTTATCACATTCATTCAAAGTGCCGTTGTAGTAGTCCTCCAGCACCCTTAAAAGTTGAACTGGATCAATGTATGAGGTCTTGATTCTAGATTCATCGTAGGAGGGTAATTCCTGAATGACTTCTTCAGTTGGCCTTCTCTGCTGCTCCAGCTTCTCATTCATAAAGGTGGAATATTCAAAGATGGTTCGATAGTCATTCTTTGAGTGAGAGCACTCATTTCTAGTCAATCGGTTCAGTTGGGAGTTGGATAAAATGGAATCATCCTTTATTAATGCTGATTTATTTTCTTCTAGCCATTTCAAAAGGTCAGGCTTATTTTTATATTCGGCTTTTAAAATCTTATAGAGACTTCCATCAGCCCCTTTAGCCTTTACTCGGTAATCATTACCGTACTGCTTGATTAAATTATCTTTTAATGTACTAAAGGGGATATTAAGCTTCTTCGAGATGCTCCTTACTGAGGAGTTGGTATCAGTTGATAGGATGTTAAAGGCTTGATTGATTATTTCTTTAGGGAGTTTCATTAGAGGAATAAATTATAAAGGATTTATTCTTCTAATATTTCATACTGTATATGTGTAATAGTGGGCGTTGTATAGGTAGCAGTTCAAGCGAGGGCTGAATTATTAATATAGGTTTATTTCAACTTCTAGTTTATTCCGAGAACTTTATTCTCAACCGTACTTATATAAATTCGGTAATTACTACTTATTTAATTCAGGAATTTAAGTAATAAAACTTGTAGTATTAATTAAGGAGTTAGAGAACTCTTTTTATTTAAATTGATAAGCATATAGACCAAAAGGATAAAAAATGATTCCAGATGATTTGATTTCAACTCAAGAAGCGGCAGAAATAGCAGGTTATATTACTTCTGAAACTATCCGTTATTACATCAGAACAAAGCGTCTAACAGCTTATAGAAACCCTAGAGGTTGGAAATTTGTTTCTAAAGCTGAAGTAGAGGAGAAATTAGTTAGACCAGACTTTATAGTTCTTGATTAATCGCCTACTTATTACATCACGTATATATCAAACTAAAAATAAGCAGAGAAGAATATAAACTCTCCTCTGCTCTCTTAAAAAACTATTTAATCTTTCTATTATATATGACAACTGAATATCAAAACTACCTTTCCAAATTTCTTAAAGAGAGTTCATCAAAGCTTTGGAAGTCTCCCACATATGTAGTCACAACTGGAGATGATACTGAATATGTGAGCAGGACTAATCAGAAGAATAAAATGATTATTTCTCAAACAGCTTTTTCAGAAGACCCTAATGAATGTGTAGTTCTAGAACATCCAACTTTAGGGTTAGGAGTTCTACCTACTTGGGACACTAAATGTATATTGTCCAGTATTTTAGAGTTTGAAGAAGTAAGTCCAGTTAAAGTTCCAGACGGCTATCTAATTTGGGAAAAGATAATCTTTTTCGCGCCAGCAGATGTTCTAGCAGGTTCTTTTAACGATCCAGCTATCACAAGCTTTATTCAAAAGAATTGTATTCAGGATACTAGATTTAGAATTGAGACAAAGGATAAGAATCACCCAGACCTATTACAGCTACCCATATACTTAGACACCCCTAAAGGAATTCTAAAGTTAGTCCTGAAGGTTATTGACCTATCTAAGCTAGGTGGGAGGGGGCTAGAAGACACGGTAAAAATGTTTGGTGGCAAGATGAGTGATAAAGGGTTAATGGATCAATACAAGACCAATATGTTATACCCTTACACAGAACCTAACCTTCAGAAAGATTTCGTTAAGTACTCTAAATCAGATGCTTGCATCTTACATTGGTTAAGGAAAAAGAATGAATTTAGAAAGAATAAACTTTTTCAGATTCAAAACCTAACACCACCTCAAAATGAGATATTAACCGTGGGTTCTCTAGTAGCTATACTGTTGGAAAAATACTTAGAAAATTATATTGGGGAATTTAAGGCTTACGAATTCTTTACTTCCACTCAGTTTGGTAAAACCCGTAAGTTTACATTAAGAGATTTACTAGAGAAGTCAACGGTAGCTTACTTTGCTCAACAAAAAGAGTCTAATAAGTCCGTAGCAAGCTTGGTGCAAGGTGGTCGGGCCAAGAATGAAAGACCGACAGACTTTTATTTTGAAGGGGCTATAGCCGATGCAGATATGTGTGGAGCTTATGTTGAGGTTCAGAAAAAGTTAGAATACGCTGTTGGTTTACCCGTAAGTTGGGGTAAGCATGAATCTGATAAGAGAGTAGTTACTTTAGGTCAATTCTTAAAGAAAGAATCACAAGACTTTGAGAACAGACAATGGGCTATTACCGTATCAGGTGATTTAAGCTTCAATCAAACGTTGATCCCTTCAAAAGTAACAGACAGTATTAAGATTAATGAGAATTATTCAGAAGATAATCCTAAGATTAATGCTGACTTTAGGCTTTATACCCGTCAGATTATCAACGGCATTGTAACCTCAGATGTTTTAGAAGCTCTTAACAACGTTTGCTCAAGCAAGGAACTATCTGAAATCCTATCTTTAGAAGTGGTAAGTGCAGTTTGGCATCCTAAATCTAAAAAGTGTACAACTCCTGAAGAATGGTTTGAAAAAACAAAAGCTCATACTGATAAAACAGGCAATAGATTAGAAGTAAAGATCGTAAAAGGTAGACAAGTAACCATAGACAACCGTTCAACTTATTGGTTAGCTGTACCGCTAAATAGCTTTATCAAACCGTATTCAGATATTAGAGGACATCTAAAAAGAAAAATGAGGAGCTTTGAGAAAGGTTCTGATAAATTTCTACTCTTTGACTCTAAGCAGAATCAAATGAAGCTGATCCCCAATACAGCTTACGGAGTTATTGCAAGCCCTTATTTCCCTGTAGGTAGTGCCGTCTTAGCAAATGTCATCACAGCAGCAGTTAGAACGGCTCTATGGTGTACTCAAGCAGCAGTAGGGGGTTTCCTATCTATTACAGACGGAACCCCTTATGACTTAAATTCAGTTAGAGATTGGAAAGACCACAAACCTTCTATGAACACCATCAGCTTATGGAGAAATCAAAGTAGATTAAACAGAACGGCAACCCGCTACTTAAATACTAAATCTTTAGGTACAGATGCTAAATGGCTAGTAACTGAAGGTAGAAGCAATGGGGATGATAGATACACAATATTAACTGACGGCAATGTGACTATAGAGTGTAAAGAAGGTGAGTGGACTTACCTAGATGAAAAACTAAAGGAGCATGTTCAACACTTTTTTAGAAATGGTGAGCCGATTAGCATTTTAGACAGCTTGACTTTTGAACATAAGGACGTTTATGTAAAGGCAATCACTCATTCTCAAACTAATTATCAATTCCATCACGTTTCTGGAGATAAAAAAACAAAAGTTAGAGGGCAGAAGTTAAAAAACACACCATATAACAACGATACTGAAGCTTCTAACATGTTTCCTTTATTCAATGATCTAGAAAATAACCCTTCTGAAATCATAGCACAGCCACCCCAAACCATTAGCCAACTTTTAAAGTGCAATTTAGCTAATGAAATGCTAAATAACCTTTCAGATAATGTAGTTAAAACAAATAATCTAGAAGCAGGGGACAGTTTAGAGAAGAAAAGTCAGATTACCATCATCAGTTTATCCATGTTTCATTGGCAAAGTGATAAACAGTTTCAATCGTGGAGTAAAACTAATGATAAATTGAAAAAAGAATCTAATTGGGGTATTGAACAGTACTTTCAGAATGAAGATGGAACAATTAATTATCAATTAGCAGTATCAACTATTCAGGAAAAGATTGATGACGGTGAATCATGGATCTGTAAGTACTCTAATAAGAACCCTAAAGAAAAGGTTTTATCTTTACATCCGTTTCATTCAGATTACAAAAAGTTGGATAATTTAGTTGAAGAGGAAGTAGAAAACTAAAGTATTTTTAACCATATTACAGAGTCGGAAACGGCTCTTTTTTATTGTCAAAATAGTGGTTATGGGGGGGGGCTTTTTTAAAAAAGTAGGGGGGCATAACCACAAAAAATCCTTTAATAATCAGGGTTTCAGGAGTTCATTTTACTAACTGGGGGAGTGCCCCCGACATGGCGACTTAGCCATGTCATAATCTTGGTTTGGGCCGAACGTGAGTGAGGTGCAAACATTAAAGAATTAATGAAAGAGGCTCCTTAAAAAAGAATAAACTTGAAGGTGGAGGCTATTAAATTTATTAAGAAGAGGCGCTATGATTTTGAATAGAGTGCTTAATGTTTTCTAATTTGTCTCTATTAGCTCCTTCAAGCTTGACTGAACTAAGATTGAACTAATCCCCTATCATTTAAACATTAGTTTCCTTCTAAACTGATTCTCAGAGGGCTAAACTTTTGAATATTAGAAGTTCTGCTTTAATGTTCGGGGGAGCAGGACATACTATTTCATCTAACATGAAAATTTTTACAGTTATTAAACTAAACCTTAAACAGTAAGGCTATCATCAACAAATGAATGGATTAGTGAATTAGATGAGCTTGGAAAACTTTTAATTACTGATAATGCTTTTGACTCCAGATCTTTTGCTTCATCAAATCGTTTAATTAGCTCATTAATAATGCGGGGATCTGTAGTGAAGAGTCCTGCTTCACGCTCTTTGGAACTGTCACCTGATGTTAGAAAATTATGGCTCCCAACAACGGCAAACTTGCGATCACAGACTATATATTTTTCATGAGTTCCGATAATTTTAAGTTTAAGGTAGTCACCCTCTAAATCTCTCAGATAATCAATAGCATCGTATAAGTTAGAATGTTTTTTGAGCCTTTGCCATAGCTCTCCTACTCCATACCGAACTGAGTTCTTGCTAATATCGTTTAAATGGCCCCACCCAATATTGATATTAATTTCTTTCTTCAATTTAGCTTCAATCTTCTCTTCTATAGTGCTGTCAATAGAGTATGTTGCAAGCCAAGGACAAACCATAATCAACCGCTCCCCAACTTCATCAAGAGCTTTCTCCAAATATTTCCGACTTTCAGAGCGATCGCACACCAATTTATACTCGTAATTAGGTTGAATATTTTTGAGCATCTGGTTTACAGCACTCAGATGAGTTTCCAGACTTTCATCCACCTGCCCTTGAAATCGTTCAGAAAACTCTTTCAAAAGGCTTTCAAAATCAGTTGAATTATCTTTACTTGAAGCTAAAATTTCTAGCTGATTCTGCATTTGTTCAAGCGGTCGAGTCTCATCATGAAGATCCTGATAGCTATGATCTAGGTCTGTCAAATGCTCCTCTAACTGCTTAACGTGCCCCCTCAGAGTATCTAACTGTTTTTGAACATTCAATTTTGGGCGGTTTTCAACTTTGTTAGCCAAAGCAACGACCTGCTCTTTCACAGCAGACAACTCATCTAGGGAGATTGCTGACTGTTGCCACAATAAAAACTCATCTTTAGTAAGGGAAGTTTGAAGTTTGTTCTTTAAGGAAATTACTACCCTGTCAATCTCCTCAATCTTCCTCTGAATGGTTACTACTTCTGAAGCTACAACCTTCTTCTGCCATGAAGCAAAATCTTTTATAGTCAAATAATCCTGAAGTTGATGCTCCAGACTAGCAATATTCTCAACCTGCTCACTTGTAACACTCTCCTTTTGAGATTCCACAAGTTGTTGTAGAGATTGCACTTGAGTTCTCAATGTATCAATGTCTTGCTGAACTGGCACTGGATTAAAAGGAGTTGGAGTAGGGAGAGGCTGCTGAACTTGAGTAACCTTTTCAAAGAGACTAGCTAGGTCGAGAGAATGCATAACGCCAAGACCCTCTGAAAGGCGTTCGATTTTTCTCTCAACTTCAGTTAAATCTGATGGAGTAGGAGGAAGTTTATTAATGTGATCGCTGACGTGAGAGAGCTTGTGCTGTAGCTGCCCTATTTGCTCCTGAATACTTGCTGCATCTGAGAGCTTCAGATACACGTCAGGGATAAGGGTGCTTTGTTCAATAGCTGTAATCCTTTGAGTAACCTGCTCTTGAACTTGACGAGTACTAACTGCAATGTGGCGAGCAGTTGCTTCTTCCATACGATGACGGTTCTTCTGACTCAACCATATAAATACTGCTAGGAGAGGTACACAAAGCACCTGTTGGTATAGTAATCCTGCAAATGCTCCTGCTAATGAACCATACTCTGCAACTTCAAACCAACGTAGATATTTTCGATTTGAGTTAGAGAGGGTCATAGGTGTTACTTCCGTTAGTATCAGTTGAAGCTTCTCTATTAGATTGAAGCATCCTAAGTTCTAACGTTGCCTTGCCTTTATTATCAAGTCGGAAATTTACTAAAAAAATAGTTTATTCAAGAAACGCATACAGAAAATTCACTTAAGATTAGTACAAAATTATTAATTCCTCACTTATCAATACATATGAACTAAAACAATAAAGTCCTCTAGCATCAATCTAGAGGACTTTATTGTTTTCTGAATGGAGTCGAGTTAGAAGAAAGGTTCAATTTCTACTACTTGCAATAAGTGCTTTAGTGGTCTGGACAGCTTTAACCGCTTCAACAGAACTAGGGCGGATTGCTAGAGCTTTTTTGAACCAATTAAGGGCAGTTTGATACTGGTACTGACTCAAGGCTTCATTCCCCCAGTCCATATACATGAGATATAGATCAACATTTCCTTCTGGAGTATATGCAAGTCCCATCCCCTCATCATCAGGACTAGCATATGCTTGCTTGTCTTTTGGATGTACTTTTTTAATTGGATTAATATTGTCTGGATAGGGATAGGAGTTGAGATCTGGAGTATTCAAAGGTGAAGTTAAGTTTGAACTACCTGACGTAGAGCGCAACCTTCCGGTAGAGAATGAGCCGCTATTAGAACCAAATTGAAACCTGCCATTAGGATTAGAGCGTGTATGGGAACGAACATAAGTTCCATCTTTTCTGGTATAACCTCTAACACTTACGCGACCTCCTCCACTTTGCCCACTATAACTACTAGAACCTCCTCGTCCTCCACCCGCTCCCCCTCTTGCCCAAGCATCACTAGAAGCAAATGAGAGTGACCCTACTGTAATTGCAGTAGTAAAGAGAATTGAAACTATCTTTTTCAGGCTAAACATTTTAGGCTAGACAAGTACTTCAAAATGAGTTCAAGTCTTTTCTATCCTTTAATCTCTATGACTGTCCTCGGTGTAAATACAAAATAGCTAAAAGGGTTAACCAAATTATCTAATGAAGCATTTCTTTAGATAATTTTCAGAGATAACTCTAATCTTCAATAAGTTCATACTTAGCTCTTTGATGTTTAAAGATATTGTGAATATCTCTGTTTCTGAGTTAATAATCAAACAAAAAATGTGAATTAACCGATAATCACAACTAAACGCAAATGTAAAGTTAAATTGCTAATTGCGTTCTAGTTTAGGCAGACCAGCCATTGTAATTAGCTTTAGAGAATGAGCCTCCTCAGGATCATAGTCATATTCGGCTTTTCTGCGAATTAGAATTTTAACTGCTTCACGCATCCAATTCTCTTCAGCTTCAGATAAAGCTACAAAATCATTATTGTGCTTACGGGCATCAAACTGTGATCCCTTAGTAGTAGTAAAGTCGCCCAACTTATCTAGGACTTCCCAATCAATTCTGTATTCATCTGCTGCCCTTTTTCTTTTACCCTTAGAGACTAGTGATTCTATTACAGTCAGACAGAAGTAAGCCATTGATTGAAGGGGCTCCTTACCCTCAAGATGCTGCTGATACCTAAACCACATGACCTCTACATCTGGTGAAAGTTTAAATCTGGTTGGTGGCTCAGGGTATTGTCCACGAGTGACATGTAATGTTGCTGACATTGCAGAAGTAGCAGAAATAGCTGTAGATACTGCTATTACCTGAGGTGTGCCTGGAGGAGGAGGATCTCGATCAATGACTGATGCTTCTTCAAAAATAAATTGAAGTTCTCCAATTTCGAACCTCAGTGCATTATCCAACTCCCAGGCTCTCAAGACTTCCTCTACTTTAGATCTAGCCTTACTTTCTGATGAAAAATGCTGCTGCATGGTTGCCATCAGCACTCCATTAGCTAGGTGCAGAGAGAACAGATCATACTCACGCTCTAGAGCAGGGGCGTTGTACGAAACACTTGCATCAGTTTCAAGATGATACTTCAGCCAAACTACATGAGGATCACGCATTCTATTTAAGGTAAAGAGGCTATCGATCCTATCCCACTACCCATTAGCTGTCTCGAATCAACTTAAAGTCATAAATTATCTATACAGATAAAATTAAGGTGAAGGGTATTGATGCTGTCTTAAGCCTATTGCAGTCCTTTAAATTCCCTTCTTTTGTATGCTTCAGCCTGCTTTGAGCTTATTGATAAGAGATCTGTATAGATCTACATCAGTAATGGAGTACTACCACGTTGCGTTTAAGTATAACTACTCACCTTAAATTTGGGCTAGAAGGTGCTTGAAATCGATTATAGGTGTAAAATGACCTTCTATAGATTTAGACGCGATCCTCATCTATAAGAAAGATCGATAGGATGCCTTAGAGTTGTCATCGCCTTGCAGGGTGCGAGTTTAGGAAGCTTTTTTAGATGAGCATAGGCGCTTAAACTGCCTTCTGTATTAGCTTTGAGCCTTTCTGTAAGATATGACGTATATGGTGTTTAAAGTTGCTTATATATATGACGTAACACCATTTGTAGCGGTATCCTGAAAAATTTCCTTTGCCATATATCGAAACAGCGTGTACATTTCTCTTAGGTTGGTGAGCTTGAGCTTCACAAACCTAACCTGCTTCAAATCAGGTCTGGGTTTTATTCCAGAAATGGAAAATCTCCCAACTTCATTTGAGGTAGGGAGACTGAAAAAATTCGTAGGTCAATGATATGACACCTAAGCAGTTCTTGCAAACTTTCTCAAAAGAGAAAGCTAAGTCTCATAACAAGCTCAAAGCAAACTCTACTGGTTGGGCCATCTTAGCCTGTGGAGTTGTTGTTGTAGCTTGTGTCTCTTTTGCCGTTCACGAGAAGTATGAATCTGTGAGGGTCACTGTTGATTCTCCAATTGCAACTTTTGAAATTGAGCTTGATAAAGAAGGGGGTGAGTTCTAACGGTTGAGTAATGAGAAACGCTTCTTATAATGGAAGGCGTTTCTCATTGCTTTAGTACAAGAGTATTATTTTATAACTAGATACTCAAGAGAACTTCAACCGATACTTGAGCGTTACATAGATCAAAATGATTAGCAGACCATTTGACTCAATCGGTAAAGATGACATTGAGAGCTTGATTTCTAATAATATTCCTGAGAGTAGGACATTAGAGTACAAGGAAGCTTTGCCCGGAAATGCTGATGATGACAAGCGTGAGTTTTTAGCTGATGTTTCATCGTTTGCTAATGCTTCAGGAGGCACTCTGATTTATGGAGTTCGTGAGCAGAGAGATGGGAGCGGTAAAACAACTGGGTTTCCTGAATCGATTGTTGGTTTGGGTAATATCAACATTGATGCTGAGAAGCTGCGATTAGAGAGCATCCTTCAAGCTGGTATTTCTCGTCGCATTATTGGGCTACAAATCAAAGCAATTGATGGTTTCTCCTCTGGAGAGGTGCTACTTATCCAGGTTCCGCCAAGTTGGAACTCACCTCATATGGTGACATTCAAGAATTGGTCACGGTTCTTCTCTCGAAACAGTGCAGGAAAGTATCAGTTAGATGTAGATGAATTACGTAATGCCTTTATTGCATCAGAGTCACTAGGAGAGCAGATTCGGCAATTCCGAGTTGATCGTGTTGCAAAGCTTATTGAAGGTGAAGGCCCAACTAAACTCTTGCCAGGTGCAAAATTTATGTTGCACCTTATTCCAGTTGCAACGTTTGGTTCATCAGAGCAAGTTGATGTTCGCGCTGTCTTTAGGGCAAATAATCTTTACTCTCCTGGAGAAGTTACGAGAAGGGATAGGCGATTTAATTTGGATGGTGTCCTAAGTTTTGTTGATAACTACACACGGGATAATGAGTCATATTCTTACGCTCAGCTCTTTCGCAATGGAGCGATTGAAGCTGCTTGCTCTCTTATGAAGGGGGATGATACGCACGTAATTGAAAAAGATTATGAACTTAAGGTTCTTAAAAGTTTAGATAAGTACCTTCACTTACTGCAAGAGCTGTCAATTAATTCCCCGATCATCATTTCTCTTACCATGATTGGAGTAAAGGGCTACAAAGTAGGCCGCTCAATATTTGATGCTTCTCCTTACACAGCAAGGATAATTGATCGAGACGTACTAATCATTCCTGAAATCAGTTTAGAAGAGTATGGCGTTGTTCTAGAAAATGCTATGCGACCATCTTTTGATGCAGTTTGGCAAGCATCAGGGGGTGAAGGCAGTCCAAATTATGACCAAGCAGGAAAGTGGATAGGTTCGCTAGATACTTAGGGAGCCGTATTGTATTTGAAGATATTGTGAATGCTCTTTTTTTGATCCGCTACTTAAACTTTGAATTCAGAGGTTAAACCTTGACTAAATTTAACTCAAATGGAGAAACTCTCATTTTTAAGGAAATTCCCAACACACATGAGATAGAAGGGGTAATGTTTGGGATCTTCAGGGAAGACGGGACTAAATTAGGTGAAACCTTTTGTAGGAATGACAAATTTAATGGGCTTGCTTGGTATCTGGATGATATATTCATTGAGCCTGAATATCAGGGTAATAACTACGGTAGCCAGCTATTGGAAAAGACCTGTGAAGCTCTTTGGCAAAAGAAGAAGAAGCTGGATATTATCTTAGAACGACCATCAAATGCGATCGCTCCTAATGGATTTGATAGGAAAGCTTGGTACGAAAGACATGGATTTACTCCTCATTCAAATCCAGAGATAACTTATATGTGGCGCGAACCACCAAGCTAGAACTAAGTTTCTCAGTGAGTATAAATCCTCTTTTAGGCTGTCTAATGGTATTCAAATTCAAAAATACAAAATCAAAACGAACGGCTAAATATATTTGGAAGAACGTTCTGCTGAAGACTAAAAATTACTTCAGTGATAGCCAAGCAATGCTAGAACTTCCATTCAGAGAGTTTGATACGTATTGCTTAGAGATAAAGCCTGGAATTCATCTCTGCTCGAAGGATGCAGCAAAAGAAGGAATTAGAAGCTTAACCAATATCATTCATGAAATTCCTGAAATTAAGGATAGCTGTAGTTTTGGAATAGTGTATAAGAGTGTGAAGCAGGAGCTTCAGTCAGATCTGCTTTTGCTTGTGGAGGCAAGTCCTTTAAGAGATTTTGAAGATGTTCTAGAGTCCTTGTTTTATAGAATTCACTCAAATGTGAAGAACTATAATTTCTACTTCTCCTTGGAAGGGATTGAATTAGTTGACGTTGCATCAATAGACTTGCATTCCATCTTAATATCAAAATTTGATGAGCAGATGATGGGTGATGTCCTGTCAAAGAATGATGCAACAACACCATTTGGTGAAAGGTGTGTTGAATTTGTAGAGAAGAATTTTCTTGATAAAGTTTGTATCAGATATTCCTGCTTTGGAGATTATGAATTCTGCAAAGAGCTTTCAAAAATCAAAGTAAGAGAAACACTAAACTTTTTCAGATACATGATTTGTCTTATCTACTATCAACGAATACATGAAAATTTGCTAAAAATAAATGTCGTATCTGAAACATACATTGATGAAAATCAAGTTTTAGTTGAGGAAAGAGATACTAAACACATTACTCTTCATCAAGGTTCGACAAGAAAGCCCTTTGACAAGTTCCGTATTGACCAAGAAATGGTAAACGAGATGAAAGAGAAGCTTTTTCTTGAGGTAATTGTCAGAATACTAAATAATAGCAATCACACAGATCTGGAGGGTTGCCTTATAGCAGCAATATATTGGTCAGGTGAAGCTCAGAATGAATTTGATTGGGATATCTCATTCTTAAAGTATTGGACTGCGCTTGAGTGCATATTCTCGCGCCACAAAGATAACATTACTCACTCCCTAGCAAAGGGAATTTCTACTTTAGCTGCTTATGGTCACTATCAATTCATAAAACCGAGTGAGATTGATCAGGTATACACCTTCTTGTCTAAACTCTACGATAAGCGATCAGGAATAGTTCATAGAGGTTTAAGAGGGGGAGTAAATGAGTCTGAGCTTATAGAAATATGCAAATATACGTCATGGACAGTTCTGAGTTTATTGAGTCTTATCGAAGCTGGATACACAGATATGGCTCTACTTGAGGAACATACTGAAAGATTGTATAGAAGACGCCCTTCAGCTCAGAGCATGTAAGTGTCATCCTACGATCGCGTCACTGGAGACTAATCACATGAATGCCCCTTCCAAGTTCCCAGTAGTTGAATCTCCCACTGATGAAGCTTGGAATAAAGCTATCGAAGAGACTAAGCAATTATACTCAGAGGCTTTAAAGGGACTGGCTTAGCTCCTTAAATAATTTAAGTCCTCAGATATATTGATCCCTTAGTGAGCCTAATAGATGTCTCTCAGATCAATTTTATTAAATGACCAATCATACTCCCATTCAATTTCAATGGGTTTAAAGCTCATTCTAGAGGGAGTATTTTAATGATTAAGTTCAATCAGCTTTAAGAAATGTTATATTGAGGAGCGTTTCTTCTTTTAGGTCAATTCCATGCCTCGCTCAATTAACGAACTTCATCCAGATGAAAAAACTACAATCGCTCTAGCGACCATTCATTTAGAATTAGCTGGAGATAGTGATGCTTCTAAAACTGTAGCTAAAGATTTTGATGTGAGTCCACGAGGAGTTACAGTGCTCAGAAATAGTGCCCTAGAAGCTATAAAAACATATTTCAGTGGTGAATCCTCTACACCTGCAACAAGTGGTATTGCATCGCAGGAGTTAAAGGCCAGGTTAAGACTGCTCATAGGTTCAGGCAAAGCTAATCCTTCAAATGAATCAAATTCTGAAACTGAATCACCCAGTCCTGAAGAAAAAGAAGAACCTACCAAATTAGAGCCACTTGATTTAGATGAAGTATTTAATGCAATTGTAGAATATAACCGATCAGAGGAAGGTCAATTTAAGATTTACCCTAGCTCTGCAATTCTTTCTCATGTAAGCAATCAAGATAAAAAGTTTGCTGATGCCTGGGCAAAGGAAAATAAAGATAAAACCAAAGCTCTTATTGAAGAATTTAACCTCAATGTCAGAACAAATGTCAGCATTCCTAAAGATATTGACTTGAGGGAGGAGTTAGGTCTAGAAGATTGACCACATTCTACACCCTTACTTTTTGTATTATTCCTGTAGTAGATAAATTACAGGAATATTTTTATGTCTAAGCTAACTTTTGAACAGAAACGTACGTTACTCAGAATGATGATCATTGCTCCAGAAATTGTAGATACCACTTTTATTGTTGGTATTTATTTATGGATTGCCATCAGTTTAATTCCTTCATTACTTTTGCTTATGCTTTTGTAATTATTAATTTAATTTACCTAATAACTCTCTAATTGAAAAACCTCCTTAAATTCTATAGGGAGGTTTTTTTGCATATAGTTGCATATAATATAGAGACTTTCCTAAATAGAGTATTCCTTTTTTTAGCGCTAAATGCGGCATGACTGAGAGGTGTAAGGGGCTATAGCGCAGTTGTTAGAGCCCCCTGATATAGCAATGTTTTCAACCTATGGAGCTAAGCGGATTCGAACCGCTGACCCTCTCAATGCCATTGAGATGCGCTACCAACTGCGCTATAGCCCCTTACACCTTTCAATCATGCCGCATTTAGCGCTAAAGCGCAACTCAAGAACTGTGCCGATTTAAGAAAAACCCCACAAACCCATAAATGAGATCTGAGCTTATGTCAATTTATGCGAGAGCGCGGCTTTGTTGCATGATTGAGAATTGAGACAAATCCATCCTAAACTCGGTTGAGATTAAGCTTCAACTACATAACTATGGGGCTTAGCTACTTGGATCATGCGGTTGAGCGCAGCCCACTTGATGAATAATACCAAATCTCCAAAGATAGGCTACAGATGGTATAACTCAAGTGACGAGTTCAGAAAGCAGAAATGGCAGGCGTTTACAAACTGGAGATTCAGGAAAGTGCTGAAGAACTGAAACACCTG